TCAACGACGCCGTGGCTGCGGATAAGTTTTTCGACAAGTTTGTAATTCGCGGCGTTAACAAGAACGTCGAGCGCATGGTCGAAACGCTAGGTCGTGGATCGCCCGCGCACCAGAACCTAGCCGCTGGCGCGTTGAACTGGTTGTCGGATCGCGCTGGTCTTGTGGATGGCAAAGGCAATTTCAGTCAAGCCGGGTTTAACCGTGCGCTAAAGCAGTTAGACGACATCCGCAATATGCCGCTGATTTTCGACCCGAAAACGGCCACGCAGTTGCGAACGCTTGGCAACGTCGCGGGCTACACGCAGTTCCAACCTCGCGGGTCGTTTGTCAACAATTCCAATACGTTAGTCGGAACCTTGGCCGAGCACGCCAAGACCGGCACGGCGGCGATGATTGATGTCAAGACGGGCTTGCCGGTAGGCAGTTACGTCAAACGCAAATTAGCAGAGCGTGCAGAACGCAAGGAAACCGAAAAATCATTGGCAGTCGGTGCAGGCTCTCGCCTATCCGACATAGCGAAGGAAGGCGGCAAATGACGAGCGTGCAAGAACTTGAAGTGACCGTAACCTCGCACATCGACGTTTGTGCGGTGCGCTATGAAGGCATCGCCATTGAAATGCGCGGCGTTAACGCTCGTCTGAAGCGCATGGAACGCATCATCATCAGCGGCGGTGCTGCGGCCATTGTAATCTTGCTGACCGCCCTCGGTACGCTGGCGATCCTGTTGCTAGAAGCGATGCACAAATGAATTGGGGCGAAATCCTCAAAATGGTCGTGCCGATTCTGGTGATCAGCATCGGCTGGCTCTTGGGACAAGTCTCGTCGTTCAGCAACCGGCTCATTAGCATCGAATCCAAGATGCCTGCGCTTATTACGTCTGAAGGCGTCCCGACGGACTCATCGTTGTCTGCCGAGAAACGGCAGAAAATAAAGGAAGAAATCCAGCGCGAGATCAACGACCTCAACGTGCGCGTAACGCTGTTAGAGGAGCGCGGGAAACGGTAATGGACGCAATGGAATTACTGATTAAGGCATGGCCGATATTGCTGGCGTTGATTACGCTAATTATTGTGCTGTCAAAACTTGATCTGCGCGTGGCCGTGCTAGAAGAAAAGATCAAGGCTGTTTTTGATTTGGTAAACAAGAAATGATGCCGATTATCCAGAGCCTGCTGTCGAACGGCCTCGGCCTCGTCGCTAACGCGGTGATGGCGAAGGGTCAGCAGTTCGTCGAGGACAAGTTAGGCGTGAAAATCGCGCCGAACATGAGTCCCGAACAGGTCGCCGAACTCAAGATCAAGGAGATGGAGCATGAGGAAGAACTTATGCGCCTGCGCCTTGAGGAAAACAAATTAGACCTTGAAGAACTTGGGATGCGGATTAAGGACACCGACTCCGCACGTAACCGCGAGACTGCGATTGCGACGAGCAAGGACGCTCCCCTTTTGAACAAGATCGTGACGCCGCTGCTAGCAATTGGGCTGCTGTTCATCACGTTTGCCTTGTTCGGCGTCGTGATGTTCCAAGATGCCCCGGTGGACTCGTCCCGCAAGGACATACTGATCTACATCCTCGGCGTGTTGTCGGCAATCTCAACGCAGATCGTGTCGTACTACTTTGGCAGCAGCCAAGGCAGTAAGGACAAGGCCGAGGCGCTGGAAAAGGTGATGAAATGAGCGCGGTAGACGAACAGGCAGCGTTCCTGCTGGATGTGATGCGGCTCGTCAATCACGCGACCCACGAACACGGGTTTAAGGTGACGGGCGGCGAACTATTCCGCAGTCCCGAACAACAAGCGATTTACGTTAAAACGGGCCGGTCGCAGACGATGAAAAGCCTGCACCTGTCGCGTCGTGCGGTAGACCTTAACTTTTTCCGCGACGGCAAAATGGTGCTGGACAAGGCAACGCTGGCCCCGCTTGGCGTGTATTGGGAAAGTTTGCACCCGTGGAATTCGTGGGGCGGCAACGGGGTAAAGTTGGTGGACACCCCGCACTTCAGCCGGGGCGACGGCAAACCCGAATGGAAGCGGGTGCTTTAGAGGTAATCGACCCCGCCACGGCGACACGCCCAATTCGGCGGCGGGACATGACGCCACTCGTCATCGTTACGGTTCCAGATTTCTAGCAGCCATAGTATCCAAGTCATATAACGCCCTCTCGTCGCAATACAGCGATGGTACGCACAACCCCCTCCAGATGGGCGAGTCGGACGTAATCGCGCTCTAAATCGGTATACGACCGCCTGTCCACGGCATCGTGGCATGAGGAACAAGCCCAACTGCCTAAAAGATCGTCAGCCTTGACCGACATCCCCGAAACGCCCGCCAGACGGACATGGGCGAGGACGGTAGTTTCGCTATTGTGGTTGCAGATCCCGGGCAGTCGGATCATGCAGCCTCGGCCTCGGGCCTGTTCGCGTAGGTTCATTCTCGCTCCAATAATTGCAAAAACTCCGGCCCCAGTTCACGAGTATTCTGCGGGTCGTACTCGCTCGGGACGGCAAGGCTCCACGCTTCATCATAGTCCCGATAGCCGTAAATGATTACTTTACGGCACTCGGGCATGACGGGCTTGGCAACGAACAGCACCAGCCCTTGGTGTAACTGCTTGCGGCGCACCGCAGCGGTTTCTTTCGTGCGGAGCCGACGCACTTCGATGTTTCGGCCTACGTCAGCCGTTGTGCGGTGTTGCTCATGTTCGCTGGCGTGCCAGACATGACCCGACCAGAACCGATTGGTGTACTTGGCAACGGCTAACTCGCACACGCAAGCGGCGACTTGTGCGGTGCGGTCATCCTCCATCCGATCCCGGCTGTAATGCACGGCATCGGCGCGGTTCCAGTTTTCAATGTACCGCCTTGCGCCAACGTGAGAGGCCCATTCGTATTCCCACGGCGTCAGTTCGATAATGGGTCGGTTATTCGTCATGGGTTATTGCAGCGGCCCCCACAAGAACTCGCCGGTTTTGGGACTGTAATGGCCGCAGTCTTGTTTGACGGCTTGCGTGTGAGCATTAGTCGAGGCAATGAAATAGCCGAACATTGCGCCAAGCAACAGGCTACAGATCAGCAGCCCCACGAGGCTCTGGAATAATAATTCCGAGGTTTGCAGCCTCGGCAGAGAGGAATTCAAGGTAGTCGCTGAATTCTTGCTTGTTGAGGTTTGAGGATCGCTTGCGCGGGCGCGAGTACCCTCCCTCGAGTCCATCCAAGTGTTCGACTCCGAACTTTTTGCCGAGGAAATATTGGTGGAGATCATCTTCGGTAAACCCTCCGAGTTGTTCTGGAGCAGCGCGAAGCATCTCGCTGTAACACACCCACAAGAATGCGTTTTGCGAGGACGTTCGCCGCTTTTTCAATTCGTCAATCGACACGACCCAAGACTTGCTTAAGTCCATCTCACGAAGCATCTCGTTGAGAACCTTGACCGCCTCGGATCGTGTCGAATTTTTATAGACGATGCGTTTCATTAGAAATTAAGATCGTCATCAACCCAGTTATCTTCGGTCAGCACTTTCGCCTGCTTGGGTTTTACTGGCGTGTCTTTTTTCAGTTCGGCAGATAGCGACATAAATTTATCGCCGGTCTTTTTGCTTTCCTTAATCCATGCGGAAAGGTTGTAGTCCACGTTGTCAATCGTGATGCTGCCACGGTACTGCGGTCGCTTAGGGTTATTGCCTTGGTCGTTCTTAAACAGCACGCCGCGCATATTGTTGTCGTATTGTTTTTCGTTCACTTCATCTGCTCCTTTGCCATCTTAATGTAAGCCTTAATCGCGGATTTCAGTTTAGAACCAAGCGCATCACCAACCGCGACATACAAATCATGGTTTGCGCTAATCGTTTGGTGAATGTCTAACACGGCAAACGCGATGTCTTTTTCTTCGGCGTCAAGGTCAAACGCTGCTTTGAACTTATCCACATAAGCCTGCACTTCGGCAGGGTCAGCGTTCTTGCCAAGATCACCGCGAGGGTCAAGCCGCAGATCGGGTTTTCGGCCTTGCGCGGCTTCGCCGTCATCGTCGGTTTGATAAATACCAACAATCGCAGCCAACGCGTACCGGCGGGCATACGTCAGCCCAGAGCCTTGCGCCTGCGGGCTTGCGTCTTTAACCAACACCGGCATCTCGCCCGTGATCCACTCGCCGCTTGAGTGCAGCAAGGTCGTTACCAACATCAAGCCATCTGGCGTGTATCGGCTGGTTTGCACCACCGCCAGCCCGTTGTCGGTCAGCGGCTTGCGGCAGGCTTCCCACACAGCCTCAAGATCGGCGTATTTTGACCGGAAGAAAGGGTTAGCCGAATCTTTAACGGCTCCGCTAATCTGGCTTTGCGCCTTGGCAAGCGCGGCGGCAAGTGCGCCAATGGTTTCTGATTTCATTGCAGTTTTCTCTCCACGTTTTCAAGTTCTTTATAGAGGGCGATCAACGTCGCCAGCAGGATCGTTCGGATGAACTCGGCTTCTTCAAGTTCAGCGTCCTGTTGTTGCCACCAGTCGTTATCGTCAAGCGGCAGTTCATCGTCCCACATGGGCTGTCTCCTGTTTGCATCCGTGGCCGTCACAAGGCTCAATCCAGCAACAAAACAGATAAAGCAGGATTAAGCCGATCACTTGGGGCTTAATTGATTTATTCGTCATGGCCGTCGTCCCAAGTCATTTGGTCGCCAATGGCTGACTCAATTGCATCGAAGTCGAGGTAATCAACGTCAACGTCAAGGACAACCGGCAGCGAGTGGTAATCGGTGTCGTTCGGCTCGTACACTCCGTGCAGTTGCACGCCGTCGATTTCAAACTGGTCGCCGTATTGCGTCCAGTACACGTTGGCTTTCCACTTGTAACCCAACGCGGAAAGCGTCATTTCGGTGCAGTTGCTGTTTTTGTATTTGGACATTTCTGTTGCTCTATTAGCGATAAGTGTGAACGGAACGGCCCCGTGCTTTTAGCAGCGGCTCAACTTCCGCAACCGTGGTACGCATGGTTGCAACGCGGAACCCTTCATCGTCGTGCAAATACACGGTCGCGCCAACAAAATTGGTGTCGTTTTCCCAACTTGCAGGGCGATCCATGCGGGTGAGCGCGTAGCGCGGAGAATCAAGTGCTTCTTCAAGAGTCATATCTGTTGCTCCTGTTGTGTTTGTCAACGTAGATTATCTTAACCCAAGTGAAGGGCGGGTGTGAAGTCCCCGCCCAATGACTTAAGCCGCAAGTTTGTAAGGCTTGTCCCAACGACCCACGTTGATGTGGATGTAATAAGCAACGTGAAAGTAATCAACCATCGCGTCGGACTCGTCAAACCATTCGGCGGCTTTCATTGCAGCGTAGGCTTCTTCCAGAAAATCTCTGGCAACGCCGTGGTAATTGTTAGCAATCCAGTATTGATTGACTTGTACTTGATCGGAACCAAAGTCAATCGAGCCTTGCGTCAACGTAAGGGAAATTGAAGTGTAGTTGTTAACACGCAAAGTTCCCTTCATGCCGTATTTCGCCAGTACCGGCTTGAGGGCGGCGGCGATCTTTGCTTTGCGTTCTTGATTCATGTAAGCCATGTCAGTACTCCTATCTGTGGAAGTAGTTGTGTCTATCAACGGTTGTAATGTTAACCGAAGTGAAGGCGGGTTGGAAGTCCCCGCCTCCGATATTTATCGGGTTACGGTGATGGTAAATTGGGTGTTGTCTTTGGTATCAACAAATACGGTACTTGCCGACTAATCCACCGGAAGTCCAAGATCGTACTGCAACGATGTAACGGTAGTCCTTGAGGATAGGGTCTTTGCTGTAATCAACCATTTGCATTGCCTCTCTGTGGCATCCCGGTCAACATTGACCGTATTGATATATTAACACAGGTTAAGCCCATGTCAACACCCTCAATGCAAATAGTTGTAAAGAATTGTCAAGAATTGTTAAGACAATGGGTATTGCGTGGTAGCATAACCGAGGTTAAGATACGCAGATGGACATACAAACAGCATTGAAAAAATACGGATCGCCTTCTGGCATTGCCAAGGCATTCGGAGTGTCAGCCCCGGCAGTAAGCCGCTGGATACGCAACAAGCGCATCCCGCAGCAGCGGGTGTGGCAGGCCAAGGCGGGGCTGGTAAAGCCCCCAAAAGGCCGGTAATGGGCTTAAACGAAAAACCCCGCCGGGAGGCGGGGCTTGACGGACTCGGTGGAAGGAGTCTAGGCTTGGTTTGCGTTTCAAGCGTGTCGGAATCGTACCCTGCTGTTCTAGCAGAGTCAAACACCCTACACGCAGCCCCTCAACATGGGTTAAATCTGTTGGCAGCGGGGCCGGTGCAATTCCGGTTGGCGAAAGCCACGACCTCGGGCTGCTTAAATTGCCGGGGCGGGTCGGAAAGACGGCATACGGGCAGAACCGTGGCCTCTTTAGCCTCCAAATGCTTTGGGGGTTAGGGGGGTCATCTCCCGGCTCCGAGCAGTAGGGGAACAGGAATGTATAAAGGTCATAGGATAAGCCTCTGTAGCAAGTATTTAAGGGTTGTCAGAGGCAAAGGGTTATCGGATGGAGAGTCACCGATAAAACTTGCGGTGAAGTACTTGCAAGAAATTCACCGAACCCGTTGTATTGCTGTTGCTGAAAAAAACACCGATTACTTGGATCAGCACAAGTCCGTAATGCAGGAAGTAATTGCCGCAAACAAAGGCAAATTACCTAAAAAAACAAAACGCGCCAAAAAAGAATTTTTAGAAAGTTACGCATGGCGCAAAAAACGCATGGAAGCCCTGTTGAAATACGGGCCGAAATGTATGTGCTGCGGAGCAACGCCGAAAACTGGCGCGGTGATAAACGTCGATCACATCAAGCCACGCCGAACCCATCCCGAATTGGCGCTGGAACTAAACAATTTGCAAATCCTTTGCAATGACTGCAATCACGGCAAGGGCAATTGGGATACAACCGATTGGCGTACACAATAAATGGGGAATCACATGGATATACCGGGTTTAGACGTAGCAGCATGGGATCGTTGGGTAGCCTACCGAAAGGCCATTAAAAAGCCGTTTAAGGATGTTTCGTTGCACGCTGCCGCAGTCAAGTTGGCAAAATACGGTGACCAGCAAGCCGAGGTGGTGGATCAGTCCATTAGCAACCAATGGCAGGGGTTGTTTGACCTTCAGAAAAAGAAATTAGCATTCGGTGAAAAACCGCAAAAAACCAAGGAACAACGCGCCGCTGACGACTTGAATTGGGAAAACTCGGTCAAGCGTGCTGAAAAGGGCTGGCAGGAAACCGTTCCAACCGCCTTCGGACGCCTCAAGTTGTGCGATGCGCTGTGGGCGCGATACACCATTAGCCCCGACCCCGACACCGCCGAACGGCTCGACTGGCTAAAAGGCGTGGTAGCCCGAAACCTCAAGGAAGCCGAAGCCAAGGCCGTGGCGAACGATCCGCACTTGATGATTATGGTTTTATGTTTTTTCGGCCCTGCGGGGGTCAAGCGCATTAAGGAACGGGCGGCGGTGGGCGCGTGAAACGATTTTTATCCCTTGGCGCAGGCGTTCAATCATCTACGTTGGCGTTGATGATTGCCCACGGCGAGATTGAGCCTGTAGAAGCCGCGATCTTTGCCGACACCGGATGGGAACCGCGCAAGGTCTACGAATGGCTGGAATGGCTAGAAAAGCAATTGCCATTTCCGGTTTACCGCGTAGAAAAAGGCAACCTTCGCGCAGACACAATGGCACGCAGTCAGTCGGTTCAGCGCGTAGCCGCCATTCCTTGGCACATGAAAATGCCAAACGGGGATCGGGCAATGGGTCGGCGGCAATGTACCGCTGAATATAAAATTGCGCCTTTGACTCGCAAAACTCGCGAGTTGATTGGATTGGTACCGAGACAGCGTGCCAAGGGCGTGTTGTGCGAAATGCTGATTGGCATTAGCACCGACGAAGCCTTGCGAATGAAACCAGCGCAAGAAGCGTGGAAAAAACATCGTTGGCCGTTGATTGAAAAAAGCATGAGCCGCAACGATTGCTTGCGATGGATGGAGCGCAAAGGCTATCCGTTGCCGCCAAAGTCCAGTTGCATTGGCTGTCCGTTTCACAGCGACCACGAATGGCGGGCTATTAAGGCCGACACAGAGGCATGGGCAGACGCGCTAGAGATAGACGCCGCGATCCGTAACCAACCGGGAATGCGGGGGCAACAATTCATGCACAGAGCGTGCGTGCCGTTAGCCGAAGTGGATTTGTCCACCGCCGCTGACCACGGACAAGTGGATATGTTTAACAACGAATGCGAGGGGATGTGTGGCGTATGACCCGCAACGAAATGATTAAGGCCGCGCACGCAGCAGGCGCAGCCCTAGAAAACTACGGTGGTGCATGGCACGTTGAAATGAGCGAAACTGCGCTCCAGAAACTTGTGGACGCCATTACCCAAACCGAACGCGAGGCGTGTGCTGCCATCGCCGACCAACACTCCGCGCCGCTGGTCGCCGGGAAAATCCGTAAACGAGGCGAAGATGGCGCTTAAACGTCGGTGTAAAGAGTGCCAGAAAGAATTTCTGTCGCCCGAGTCTTATCGCACCCATAAACGCCGCGACGGGTTTTGCCGGAGCGACGAAGCCTTGATCGCCGTGGGGTTTAACAAAACGCCGACCGGCTGGATTATCGACCGGGAGCGCAGAAAATGAGCCGCCGCGCAGCCAAGGTGGACGCAAATCAATCCGCCATCGTGCAGGCACTACGTGCGGCGGGCTGCTCGGTGCAAAGCATCGCCAGCGTCGGCAAGGGCGCACCCGATCTGTTGGTCGGCTACGGAGGCCAGAATTATCTGTTAGAGGTCAAAGACCCCGCCCAACCGCCCTCGGCTCGACGACTAACCGACTTTGAGGCCGCATGGCACGCGACATGGAAGGGCAGCGTGCGGATTGTGCATACACCCGAGGAAGCCGTTGCATACGTGCAGATGTGACGTAGAATCGGACTATGGCTGAATACACCGAAGATGTCGCCGAGTTCGTCGCCGTGCTGTTGCATAGCGCGACCGTGACGCATTTTCAGCATTTGGCGACTAGCAGTTTTAGCCAGCACCGCGCCCTCGGTAAGTACTACACGGCAATTGTCGATGCAGCAGACCGATACGCCGAAGCCTACGCTGGCAAATACGAACAACTGAAAAAGTTTCCCGACGAGTTCCACGTGGAACGCGACCCGGTGAAATATCTTACGAATATCAAGGATTTCGTCGAGGAAGCGCGAAAGGAGTTACCGGACGACACGGAACTTCAGAACATCATCGACGAGATAGCCGACCTCATCAACAGCACTTTGTACAAACTGCGATTTTTGGAGTAATTATCATGGAAAAATACGGAACTAGCGCCAAAGCCCCGAAGGGCGCTGCTGCGTCTGACATGACCGGCGAACGCCGCGAACGTGTCGTTAACGGCGTAGGCATGGGCAAGATGGACGCCGTGGGTGCCGACAAGATGTTCGACGGTGGCCGTTCCAAGGGAACGTGCTATACGCACGACCGCAAGTCCTACCAGAAGTAATCGGGTAACCTCGGCGACCGCCATCGCCGAGGAACCCTAACCACCGAAAGGGAGAATTTCGATGGCTGACCCGCATGATACTTGTCAAAACTGCCGCTGGTACGAAAAAGCCGTTTCGATCATTGGAACGTGCCGACGCTACCCCACGACGGTCGCCAAATCCGCATCGGACTGGTGCGGCGAATACTCTCCCAAGCCGATTTACGACATTGCGACCGATACGGTCGTGACACCGAAACGCCGAGGGAGACCGCCGAAACATGATTAAGCCGATGCGGAATTACATCGTGGTCAAGCCGATCTTGCGGGAACTGTCCAAGGTTTTGCACGTAGAAAACCGCGAAAAATACAATCGGGGCATGATCGTTAGCATCGGCCCCAAGGTCACCGACGCCAAGCCCGGTGATTTCGTCGTTTACGGCAACGGCACGTACCTCGATTTTCCCGTCGTCAAGCACGGCGGCGAAGAATTCCAGATGATCCAAGAGGCCGACATAGCCTTCATAGGTAACCCATGAGCAAAGGACACGACAAGCCGATTCGCCGAGTTGTGGTGGGCAAAGGCGCAACGTACCGCCCCACCGAAAAAGGCGCAGGCATGACCGCCAAGGGCCGTGCCGAATATAACCGCAAGAACGGATCGAACCTCAAGCCGCCTGCACCGAATCCAAAAACAAAAGCAGATGCAGGACGCAAGAAATCATTTTGTGCAAGAATGAAGGGAGTGGTGCGAAACGCCAAAGGCCCGGCAGAACGGGCGAAGGCTTCGCTCCGCAACTGGAACTGTTAACCCTTTTGGAATTGATAGAGGATTACGCACATGGCAAACAACAAAGCAATCGGCGTTGCATACGCTGACCCTGCCTTCGATAGCGTCCAAGTCGGTAGCAGCAGCGCACCCATCGCGCTGACCTCCTCGGGCGTTCTCAACGGCTCTTACGCCACGACGTCGGCGACCTCGGGCGACACCCGCCTGTCGTACAACAAACTGACCTTCACCTCAACCGGCTCGGGCGAAACGCTCCGTGCGTTCTCGGTGGTCAGCGGTACGGGCGGCGCGACGGCTGGCACGATCAACGGCGCACACATCAGCATGGAAGTGCAGGGCGGCACGATCTCGGGCGCAGGCAATGCCTTGCGTGCGACGGTCGGCGGCACCACGGCCTCGCCCGGTGGCACGCTGGCGGCGATCCAAGCCGACACGAATTGGGACTCGGGCGTCACGCTCCCCGGCTCGGCTGCGTGGATTCGCTTCACGGAATCCGGTTCGGCGAAGACGACCAACCTGTTCAACGTCCCGGCCAGCATGGTCGTGACCAAGAGCGCGGCAGCGGTCGCCAAGACCATCAAGATCGTTGATGACGCTGGCACGCCGTGGTACATCATGGTGAGCGCGGCGAACTAATGACCGTAGACCGGGCATTTATCGACCGGGAAATGGAAACCCTGCGTACCGAGATCAAACGGGCGCAGGAGTTTCTGATCAAGGCCGAGGGCGCATTGGTCGCCTACAAGACGATACTGGAACACGCAGAGAAGCAGCCAAAACCCGAGGAGCCTGTGTTCAATGAACCTTGAGACTGTGCAGGAACGCTTGAAGGCGCTGCAACAAGACTATGAGCGCAGCCAGAACTACACGACGCAACTTTTAGGCGCGATTGCCGACTGCAACTATTGGCTGACCCAAATTCTCAACGAGGAGAGCAAGAATGCCGCTAGTGAAAAGCACGACGCGTAAAGCCTTCGGCCAAAACGTCAAGACGGAGATTCACCATGGCAAAAGCCAAAAGCAGGCGGTCGCCATCGCCTACAACGTCGAACGCAAAGCCAAAAAAGAAAAGCGCAAGTAAAATCAAAGACGTAGCAATAAAGACAATTGATTCACAGGTAGGACAATGGCAGGCGCACCAATCGGAAACCAGAACGCAGCCAAAGGGCGTCTTTGGAACGATGCTTTACGCATGGCAATCGCTCAAGACGATCGTGCGCGGGTTCGTAAAGCGGTAGAGAAACTGCTCGACCTTGCATCAGAAGGCGAACCGTGGGCGATCAAGGAACTCGCCGATCGACTCGACGGCAAGCCTGTGCAGCAGACCGTGTTGGAGAACAGCGACGGGACGCCATTGCTGGCGGGCATCCAAGTGACGTTCGTCAAGCCAAGTGAGTGACGTTGAGCAGGCCATCGCACGGGCAGAGTTTCCCGAGAAGTTAGCCTGCCTATTTAAGCCGAGCCGCTACAAAGTCTTATACGGCGGTCGTGGCGGCGCAAAGTCGTGGGGCATCGCCCGCGCCCTGCTGATTCTTGCCGCACAGCGCCCGATCCGCATCCTGTGCGCCCGCGAGTTCCAGACCAGCATCCGCGACTCGGTGCATAAACTGCTGTCGGATCAAATACAGGCGCTCGGGCTGCTAGGCTTTTACGAGATCACGCAGAGCGCCATACGCGGGCGAAACGGCAGCGAGTTCGCATTCGTGGGCCTTCGCAACAACGTCGCCAACATCAAGTCCTACGAAGGCGTGGACATCTGTTGGGTCGAGGAAGCCCAGACGGTCAGCCGGATGTCGTGGAACGTGTTGATCCCGACCATCCGTAAAGAGGCCAGCGAGATCTGGGTGTCGTTTAACCCCGAACTGGAGTCCGACGAAACCTACCAGCGGTTCGTGGTCAACCCGCCCGAGGGCGCGGTGGTGCAAAAGGTCAACTGGTCGGACAACCCGTGGTTCCCCGATACCCTGCGGCTGGAGAAGGACGCGCTGAAAGAGCGCGATCTCATGGCCTACAACCAAGTCTGGGAAGGCATCTGCCGCCAGAGCGTGGACGGCGCGATCTTCGCCCATGAAATGCAGCAAGCCGAGATGGACAACCGCATCACGCGGGTGCCGTACCAAGCCGTTAAGCCTGTTCATGCGGTATTTGACCTCGGCTGGTCGGACAACACGGCCATCTGGTTTGTCCAGTTCGTCGGCATGGAGACTCGGCTCATTCGGTACATGGAGAACAGCCAAAAGCCCATCGGCTGGTACTTGGCCGAAATGCAGAAGTTCGGTTACGTCTATGACACGATCTGGCTACCGCACGACGCCGAAAATAAAACGCTGGCGGCGAACGGTCGGAGCATCGAAGAAATCGTCCGGTCGGCGGGTTACAAGACGCAGATCCTGCCGCGAGTGTCGGTGACCGATTCCATCAACGCCGCCCGCACCATGTTCCCGGCCTGTTGGTTTGACCGCGAGAATTGCGACCTCGGCCTAACGTGCCTCAAACATTACCGCTACGACGTAGACCCCGAGTCGGGGCAATTCAGTCGCACACCTTTGCATGACCGATACTCGCACGGCGCGGATGCATTTCGTTATATTGCACTCATGGTAAAAGAACCCGTCCGACGCCGACCGCAGGCACGATTGGACGGCGCAGCGAACTGGATGGGTTAAGGCATGACCACGTACCAAGACCAAGGCGACGATCCGCGCATCAGCGAGGCCATCAAATTCCTGCGATTGGTCGCAGAGGCCGACACCCAAAACCGCAGCGCAGCCCTTGAGGATGTGAAGTTTGCCGCCGGTGAGCAATGGCCGGTCGAGATTCAGAACAGCCGCAACCTTGAGGCGCGACCCTGCCTCACGATCAACAAGATCGACGCCTACGTGCGTCAAGTCACGAACCAACAGCGCGAACAGCGCCCCCGCATCAAGGTTCACCCGGTCAACAACGAGGGCGACCTCAAGATCGCGCAAGTGATCGAAGGCATCACCCGCCACATCGAAGTCAACTCCAGCGCCGACACCGCCTACGACACCGCGTTCGACTCGGCTGTGCGTATGGGCTGGGGTTACTGGCGCATCATCACCGACTACGTGCGCGAAGATTCGTTTGAGCAAGAAATCTTCATCAAGCCCATCGACAACGCCTTCACGGTCTACTTCGACCCCAACAGCGTTGCGCCCGATGGCTCTGACGCCGAGCGCGTGCTGATTACCGAGGTCGTCGCCAAAGAGAAATTCCGCGAAATGTACCCCGACGCTGACGACGGTGTGCAGTTCACGCCGCGCAGCACGGGCGACAGCACCGCCGAGTGGGTGACCAAAGAGGACATCCGCATCGCCGAGTATTTCTACGTTGAGCGCGAGAAAGAAACGCTGGTGCTGCTGTCGGACGGCACGAAAGCCTACAAGAGCGAACTGCCCTCGCAGGAATTGCTTGACGCTGCGGGCGTGATGATCGTCGATGAGCGCAAGACATGGCGCAAAAAGATCATGTGGTGCAAGTTGACGGCCATGCAAGTGCTGGAAAGCAAGGAATGGCCGGGGCGATATATCCCTGTCGTTCCCTGCTACGGCGCACAGACAATAGTAGACGGCAAGCGCCGCAAGTACGGCCTCGTCCGGTTCGCCAAAGACCCGCAGCGTATGTACAACTTCTGGCGCACGGCGATGACGGAATCCGTCGCGCTGGCACCGAAGGCCAAGTGGCTGATCGCCGAGGGCCAAGACGAGGGTCACGAAAATGAGTGGGCGATGGCGAATATTCGGTCAGCCCCCGTCTTGCGCTACAAACAGACAGACATTGACGGGCGTGAGGCTCCCCCGCCCCAACGCCTGCAACCCGAACCGCCGCCTGCGGGCATCATGGCCGCGACCGAAACCATCAGCCGCGACTTGCAGACTGTCCTCGGTATTTTCGACCCGGCGCAGGAACTGGTGGGCAACGTATCTGGCAAGGCACTAAACGGCCAGCAGCAACAGGTTGACCTTTCTAATTTCCACTTCTACGACAACCTCACGCGGTCGATTAAGCAAACGGGCAAGATCATCCTTGACTTGATCCCGAAGATTTACGACACGCAGCGCGTCCTTCGCATCATCGGCGTAGACGGCAAGCCCGACTTGACCACCGTCAACGAAGTGACGGCCACGGGCGAGGTGCTGAACAACATCACCGTGGGC